GTTTAATGAAGTCTGGGCTGAACCACAATTTGAATTGTTCGAGTGTTATCTCACCTGGAACCATGAACGGGTTCTCAATGCCACCTTGAACGTTACGACCACACATAGGACAAGATGCCTGACAGTTGTTAGTTATTTCTAAGTGAACAGATTTTATTTCAGAGAGTGAGTACATTATATATTTTTAATAGGGAAGACTTTTGAATCAGCTATTTTGTGTTTAGGTAGCTTCAAGTCTTTGGTACAGCCGCCGCATGACAACTGATTACAGATAATGGGTTTGATGATGTCCGGAGTGAACTTGCTAATAAAGTCTTCGTCATATATAGATAACGGTTTGTCAAGGTTAAACATATTGTTTGCCCCGCAACTGCCTACAATGTTACCAAAGATGATAGGTACTCTATCGATACCCAGATTACATTGCCATCCATAGAAGTTATGTGTCCCGTTCTCACGTAATGAAAAGCTATTGTACGGTTCAATAGATCCGTCATCGTATTCGAAGGTTGCAGATGATTTTGCTGGGATGATTTTTCTAGCAATCATGTCATCTATATACTCTTGGGGAGGAGACTTTTGAACCTTGTCTCTAAACATATCTAGTTGTTCTATGTTATAGTCTGTTCTTAGATAACCCTCCTTGACTAGTAGCCAGCTTTTCACTAACCAAGGGACAGGGTGATTGACGACCTTATCTAAGTTTTCTTTACACTTTTCCCAATTAGTAGGATCCATGATAACATTAATAGCAACGTGTCCATTAGTTTCATTGTACATAAAGTCAGCAACGTTGATTAGATGTTCCGCATTACCTTCTTCCGGGTGTAAACTAAGATGAACCTCGTCAAAGTACTTGCCGTTTTCTCTCCACCAGCGCATGGTACGAGAGCCGTTAGTTGTTAGTGCTAAGTTGTTTACTTGATGATTCTCTTTAATATGTTTAGCAAAGTCTTGTAGTTTAGGCCAGACCGTAGGCTCTCCACCAGTCATTTCTATTTTGATGTTAGTTTTATTAAACTGTGTTCTATAGATGTTAAGAAGATGGTCGAAATTTCTAACTACTAAGTCATAGTCCTTAGGGAATCTGCTATCACCCTCATTGGATCCGGGGTGACAATAGTGACAATGAAAGTTACATACATTGAATATTGCAAAATCTACAGATAGATGTGTAGCATATTCATCGTTGACGGTTCTGATTAAGTTAGGCATGAATTTTATTTAGTCCCTATAATCATGTAGCGATTGTACAATGGAAGCTCTAGTGTTCCTTGGAACAATATGTTTGACAGTTGAGATTGTTGTATGAAATCTTCTAAACTATTTGCTATGCGAATGTGTTCGGGTATATCATAGTTGTTAGATTGAAGCACTAGTATTTGGTCGTCTTGCATATTTGACAGCCATTGATTATATTGCTCTTGTGTTATGTGTTCGCATGATGTATTGATTACTAGATTTGATAGAGACTTGCGACCGCACATATCGGATGTTTCTGCCCTAAAGCGATTAGCATCTAGTTCAATACGGTTCATTTCTTCTGCAAGTTCTTTACATGATGGGTCAATGTCTATGCTTACGATGTTTGTAATCGGCAGTTTACTTTGAAACAGCATACTTGCTAGAACGCCAACCCATCCTCCGTGAATCTCTATATAGAGTTCTTTGGAAGATAATACATCTAAGTTATTGATAAGCCATTCTTTGCTTTTAATTTGTCCCCGCCAAAAAGCGTCCATTGTACGTAATGGTTGATTGCTCATTCGAATCGCATTGATCCAATGATGTAAATGTTCTGTGTCTATTTGCATTTTGGTATTTTACTATCTGCCGAACTGACACATGTAGAAGTGATACAAACTTTCGGGGTATCGAATAGTTTGAATCCTTTATTTAATGTGCCGAGTATTTGGTCATGGCAGCTATAGCTACGTTTAACCTCATTCTCTCTTATTATAACACTTTGATAGCCTGAATTGCAAGTCCATCCCTTGAATTTATTAAACCCGAAACTGTTAAAACGTTCAGCTTGGTCAATATGCCATTCTTTGTTTGTATCGTCAATTAGTTTAACTTGTAGAATTTCGGCTTCGTTAACCGTTTGATGAAACCCAGTTTGCATAATTCTAAATTGTTCTTCTGTGTACCCATCTACTACTTGACTAGCATTGCTATCCGATTGTGGTTTAAGAGTTACGTTAATGCCCTGGTCATTCATACGTTTACATCTTGCGTATAGTTCTTCGAATTGTTCCGGAACCATAACTTGATTAACAGTTACCAAAACGTGATTGCTTTGTAAGAATTTACATGTTTCAATAAAGTTATCTTCGTTTGCAAACTCAGCGTGATAGCTGGCAGTAATACTTCTACGTTGCATGTATTTTGTATTCTCTAGCCAAGTAGTCCACCAGTTGATGCCCGGACTCAAGTTTGTTGTCATGTGAATAGATTGATAATCTTCTTGCCCTAAGTAAGCAATCAACTTGTTCAAGTGTTTATATGCTGTGGGTTCGCCTCCACTAAATGACCAGTGGAATTTGTAAAACCCATTCTGTCTTGCTTGTTTCTTTATCTCGTCAATTGTATTAGTGTAAACACTATACTCTTGGTGGTCGGGAGTTTGACTGTTGGCATAGGGCCAGCAATAGCTGCATTTGTAGTTACAAAAGCGGCCCAATATCCAACTAACGCTGAATAAGTCATCGTTGAGCATAGTTGCTTGACCGAATCGGATAATTCTATCAAATGGTATCTGTGTAAAGTCTGTCATATTTTTCTTTCAACCAATCATAGTCATAGATTTTACTAAGCATGTATGAGTTGTGTTTGTTGTTTTCTCTGTGTTCTCTACCCAAACGTATACCATCAAACTTATATTTACCGAATGGTGTACTTCTGCATAGAACTTGCAGTTTGTTTGCCTCACTGTTGTTTGACAGTTTAGTTCCTAGCTGAAAATAGTGAGCCCATGCTTTGAACCCTGTGTCTAAGTTATTTTTAATTCTATACGGTGGGATGTGTTTAAGTCTGTACCGTGCGCTATCTTCTTCTGATAGTATGTCACCGAACAAGTGGTGTATGTCGTGTAAGGATTGTATGTTTGTGCCTTCAGCTTCTTTGAAGATAGTTTCGATGTTACCAAAGTCAATGATTGATGCAATGTTGAAGTTTTCAGTTAGCATACGTTTGACAGCTAACCTTGCTCCTAGCATTGCATAGTTACCAAAAGGTATGTCAATGCCCACGTGACACCAGATCCATAGTCTATCAAAGTTCCTGTAGTCTATACGGTCGATGTTTGTCTGTTTATCGTTCTCTAATAGAAGTTTGACACCTTCACGAAATCCTGCTCTGAAAGCCTGATAGTTACTAGCAAAGTGTATCTCGCTTGCAACGATGTCCAACTCAACATAGTTAGACATGTTAAAATCGACTCCTGTGCCATTTTCGTGTGTCTTCATAGAAAGTAGTGTGGACACGGGCCAGACTTTGATGCCTCCGTTACCATAACAGTTACCGTTGATTGTGTTATATGCACTGAAACTGAGTACTTTAGTTTCTAGATTTCTTAGGTCAGGCAAGTCGATTGTATTAGTGAAAAAAGAAGGCTTGACAAAATTGTCGGCATCTACTATAATCACGCTATCAGTTTTAGAAAGTTTAGCAACTTCCTTATGTGCTGTGTCAGAACCCTTGACTCCATGAACCCTTAGGGCTTGTGGGTTGAGACCTAGAAGATGACGATAGTTTTCTTCACTGTTTGGTTCGTCATAGCTTAGAAAAACTGTTGTATAGTCTAGTGGATTGAATAGCATGATGTATTTAAGACACAGATTGGGCAACATAGTTTTTTGAGGGGGTTGACAAATAATCTAGATGGCTGTACAATAGACAACATGAACTGAGAAATCAGTTTGAAACAAGTCTTTATGTTTCGGGTAAGATAGTTGAAAAAAATGTTGACAACTAATCGAATCTGATATATAATAGACACAACTTAACAAATTGAAAGAAAAACGCCGTAAAAAGCACAATTTTTTTAACCAGGACTAAATAAAAGACTATGAAAAACTTTAACTGCAAATCAGCGAGACATTTGGGCATGTGGCTACCACAGCAACCCGTGTCAGCCTCTGCAGGTACGTTTAACCCAAGTATTCGCACATCATATAATGATGA